GAACATCCTGATTTCTATGATTTCTGTAAATCACAAAATAGAGATCCTGAAGAAATGTTAATGGGATTTAGGAAATCATGTGATGATAATTGTGATGGTGAATTAAAAATGGTTGAATTAACTACCTTTGATTCATTTAGCTTTGCCCCTAAACCCAGTCAAACTGAAACCTATTCACAATATAAACTAATTAAGGATTGAGAGTAGATTTATTTACACCTCCTTCATCTTCATATTTTAGAGTAATAACATATGATGATAATGAACAAGTAATTGAATGGCAAGATAATTGGTTAGACGAAGGAGAACATTACAAAAGAATAGATGGAGTTTGGACATGCTTAAAAGCATACAAACCTAGAACAATTAATCCACGAAGAAGAAAAGCAAACACATGGGACAAATAAAATGGAAATAACATTATTTTCACCTCATAAAGGACAAAAAGCCGTAATTGATGGTTTTGCTGATAGCAAACATAAATTTTGTATGGTATCAACCGGAAGACAATTTGGAAAATCCTTACTAGGACAAAACTTAATGTTATATTGGTTATTACAAAATAAAGGTAAAGGTGCTTGGATTAGCCCAGTATATAAACAATGCCAAAAAATATTTGATGAACTAAGCAATGCTTGCACTTCAATAATTAAACAAAGTAATAAAGCAGATTTAACATTAAAATTCATTAACGGCTCTACACTTCAGTTTTTATCAACTGATAACTACGATACAATAAGAGGCTTTACATTTGAGTATATGGTTATAGATGAAGCTGCTTATATAAAAGAACCAGCAATTAACTTAGCAATTATGCCTACGTTATCTGCTAAAGGTAAGAAATGCCTAATCATATCAACACCCCGCAGTAAAAATTGGTTCTTTAATTGGTATTTACGCGGTAAAACACCTAATAACATGTATATATCATTTGAGGGTGTAAGCGCAGATAATCCGTTTATAGACGTTAATTTTATTGAGCAACAACGATTATCCTTACCAACCGAGATATTTAGACAAGAATACGAAGCAATATTTAGTGAAGCAACAAACGATGTATTTAGAAATTTAGATTTAACCTGTATAATAAATGAATATGACAAAGAAGGACATAGAGAAGCTTATTTTGGACTCGACATTGGATTGTCTGCTGATTACACAGTTTGTGTCTTACTTACCGAACAAGGAGACACAATTGATGTTCTTAGATTCAACGGAACGAGTATTGAAGACGCTGGAAATACTATCATACGCTTTTTGCGAAAACACAATATTAAAGGCGGATATGTCGAAACTAACAACATCGGACAAGCAATATTTGAATTAATTAGAAAAGCGGGTGTCAAAGCTACACCCTTTACTACTACGAATGAATCCAAATTAAAGGGTATTCGTAAACTAATTAATGATATTGAAGTAGCAGATATAATATTACCATCAAAGGAATTAATGCCTGAGATGTATAATGAATTATCCCAATATAGCTACAAAGTAAATGCTAATGGTAATCTAACATTTTCTGCTCCATCAGGACAACATGACGATTGTGTTATGGCTTTAATGTTAGCAAATTTAGCTCGTGGTGAAGTATTTGGCAGATCAGGTAAGTATATTTACGTTGGTGGTTCAAGTATTAAACCTAAATGGGGGTAAAAAAAATGCTCGCTAGGGAGGAACTAACGAGCCAAAAAAACATCCTAAAAAACCAGAGAAATGATGTTTTATTTAATAACAATAACGACATTAATATAATAACAAAATTTCAAATCGCATAATTTATCTTAAAAAATCGTATATTTATTGGAAACGCTATGACAACAAAAGAATATTTTAGTATTAGAGATTATTTAGAATGGTTTTCTATACCTGAAGACGCTACACCAAGTGAGCGTATGATAGAATTTATGACTTACTATTTAGGTAAGACTGAAGATGAAGTTAGACAAATGAACCCAAATGATTTGTTTAAACAATATGAAAATGTATCTAAAGTATTTGAACAAACAGCAGGAGCAACATTTTTTCCCTTTATAGAAATTGATGGTAAACTTTATGGGTATATTGATTTATCCAAAATGACACTAGGTGAATACGTTGATATTGAGAAATATTCTAAAAACACCTTCCAAAGTATGGCTGAATTAATGGCTATATTGTATCGCCCTGTAAAATCACATAAATTCAATTCCCTAAAATTTGAAACAATTAATACGTTTAATGTGTTTCGTAATAAACTAACCAATTTCTATGATTACTACGAATTAGAAGAATATAACTTTTCCAATTCAGCTGCTAATATAAAAAAGATGGAAAGATTACCTGTAGCGTTTGCTCAAGGAGCTCTTAGTTTTTTTTTGCTTCAAACAAGCTCTGTCGCGACAAATATAAAGCTGTCTTCGGGCCTGAAGACGATGAAATCGAACAAGAGTTGGACGGACAATCTAAAGTCGTTAGTGACAGAGAACAATATTCAAAGCATTGGGGATGGTTTGCGACGATTTGCTATTTGGCAGACACTACCATCCTTAAAATCACAGGAGATGTCCGTATCACGGATCTCAACTATATCTTCGTACTTAACTACCTTAGCCACGAAAGAGACCTTAACCAAATCAAACGCAAAGAAGCTAAACTTCAAGAAGCAATCCAAAAAAACCAATATAGAATTAAATAATGTGTAACTGTAATAAACCAATTGAATTAACTATGGAACAAACAACCGACTTAAGAAAATCCATCAAAGGATGGCTTGATAGTGGCTATGCCCCCGATAAAGTAGCTGCTATACTTGTATGCCAGTATGACTTAGTATTAGATGTACAAGCAAATGGTGTGGGTGAAGAACCACAATTTGAATACGTTGAAGATACTATTGTAAATGAAGAAGGCGAAGTATCTGCGTTAATTACCAAACGCACTCGCAAATCAACACCTCCCGTGACTGATGAGAGTGACGCAAGTATAACCGAGAAATAACGTAGTAAAAACGCAATTAAATAAATAACGATGCTTACATATGCTCAAATTGTAGGAATATTTCAAAGCGCGAGTTTAGGAATGGCACCTATAAACACTTTTGCTGAAGGTGATTTAGAAGCTTTAGATGCTACAAGTCAAAACGTAGTATATCCTTATATATTCCTTCGTCCATTATCATCACAAGGAATGTTCAATACTAGTATTGGAACTTCTGGATATAGAACAATTACATTTGAGTTATACTCCATGGATGTTCCACCTCTTGATGAATCAAATAGATTATCTGTAATGTCAAATACTGAACAATACATCTATGATATTATTAGTTATGTTAACTTAGGTTCAACACAACAACGAGACTGGATTACTCTAAATAATATTACTCCTTTAAGTGAAGCGTTTAACGATAGAGTCTATGGATGGGTGGCTACGCTAAACTTCAATACACAAGCTGTGTATGATTTTTGTGCTTATCCTGCGGGTTAACGTATATTCACGCCATGACTACTATATACGCACTATACAAAAATGATATCCCCTTTTATGTGGGGAAATCTAGAGTCCCTGATAGAAGGTTTAATGCTCATAAACATAAATTTGGACAGGATATTGTAATGAAGAAACTAGATACGGCAGGTGATCACGTAAGTGAATGGAAACCAGTTGAAAATGCTTGGATATCCTTTTACAAAGTATGGAATGAAGCTATACTAGTAAATAAAAATGATGGAGGAGGAGGACGCACCGCTTACTTAACTCAAGAGGAATTAGATGAGAGACATAAAATAAGAACTAAAAACTATAGAATAAGAACAGGATATAAAAGTCCTCCTATTACTAAAGAAAAACGTAAACAATACGAAGTAACTGCTAATGCTAAAGCGTATAGAAACAAATGGTGGAGAGAAAATGTTAAAGTAAATTCCAGACAACGTAAAATAAACGAAGAAAAAAATGGGCTACATTAATTGGAATAATTTAGAACCTGCGCTTGAACAATTAACTAGCGATTACGTTGAATTTGCTATAGCTCAATTGAGAGCAAACGGCTCCTATCACACTGGTAAACTTGCCCGTAGCATACAATTATTAACACCAATGGAAACCCCAAACAAGATTAGTGTTGAGGTTTCTATGTTGCGATATGGGCAGTTTGTCGATAATGGAGCAGAACGTGGAGCAGGTAAAATGCCTCCTGTTCGTCCTATTTTAGAGTGGATTAAACAGAAAAATATTAGGCCACAAGGTAAAATTACTCAACCACAATTAGCTTTTATTATTGCTAGAACAATAGCAAGTAAAGGACAACGCTT